CTGAGCTTTCAGCAGGTCTTCCCTGGCGTTGTTCTTGTACCTGTGCCTGTGTAGGTACTTGATCGTGTTCCCCAGACAGTACGCCCCAAACTCGTCGCCTAGCTGCTGCTGGATGTAATCGATGCACTCGATTCCTGTGACGTTGTAATGCTTTGGTCGGTTTACGGTATCCCATTCTTCAGGTGTCGGATCTTTTCGCATATTCCACTATTCTCCGTATTTGGTTTCGGTCTATAGGATTTCCGTTTCGGTTCAAAACACCTTCGTCGGCGTAATGGCTTGCAATCTTATACATACTCATCTTAGATCCCCGCATCTTCAAAACCCCTTTGATGACCTTTTGTTCATAGTCATTCTTATGGACTTTACCGTCTTGATCGTACCAGTATCCAAACCGAGGTTTACCACCGCCACAAAGACCTTTAGCCCTACGTTTCCTCAGTCCTTCCTTGACTAAAGCCGAAGTCGTTAAATTCGCGCTGTGTACTTTAGAATGACACGGAGCGCATAGATTGACTGTCTTTGTTCCTCCCAAGACTCGCGGAACGACGTGGTGCGCGTGATCTGCGGTGACTCCACATTCAAAGCAATCGTGATCTTTGGTCTTTAATTTGGGCATTAAACTCAGCAATCATGTCACGGTAATCTCGTGCATAGAGTTTAATGGGTTTATTGGAGTCTGCAAGCATCTGATCAACCTGAGATTTTCCGAATTTGTCAATCATGAACATCGTATAATTCTGAGCTGCGACTCCGTGCTTCATTCCAAACAGATTACAACCAGGGCATTGCGGCCAGACGTTGCGCTTATCTAAACTGAAATAACTAGACTTACCTTTGGGCAACCAGTGACCACCGTGAACTTCTGTGTAGTGCTTAACGACTCCGCACGTCACACACTCGCAAAACCCGTTGTCGTCTGCTTCCTCCAACCTTCGGAGTAACTGAAATGCTTTTAACGTCTTAGCCCGTAAGGTCTCTGGCACGCATAAACTCGCTATCTGCTGGATTGGCTAATTGTACTCCTTTATCTAAGCCCCAGTGAAAAACCTTTTCCATGAACTCGTGCATCTCACCTTTAGAAAGACTAGACGTTGATCGGAGTTGATTCTCAATAACCGTACTGCCGACATGGATATCTTCAGTCCCCAAGAACTCGTTCTTCATCAACGCCTTGACCATCTCAGGAGTCACGCTGATCTTACTTGAGAAATACTCAGACATCTGCCCACACCACATGTGGAATAAGGCATTCTGGCTCAGGCTTCTTACCGTGGAATACGTCTCAAACTTCCACGCAATCGGTCGGCTGAAATCCATCTCATTCAGCCTATTATGAAAGTTCTTGATAACGTCAGGAATATCGCGACGATGATTAATTAACCAAAATTCACCTCGCATTGAGCTTATCTTTGAGCATGTCCCAAAGATCCTCGATGATCATTCTTACCTCAAACCACAACCGCTTTAAGCTATTCACTGGCTAACCTCAAGAAGTCATACACATCCATTTTAAGATGCTTGCAAACCTTCACCACCAAACTCAACTTTGCGTCTTCTCTGTACCGCCACTGAGACACTTGTTGTTTGGTGATCCCCATGTCGGCGGCCAGCTCCGAAGAACTGACCCCCAACTTGACCTGTGCTAATCTCAGGCTTTTGCCGAAATCAAAACGGCAAGTCATCTTCAAGACTCGCTGAGGTTGGCGCACTGTAAACATCTTGGATCTTGCCAGTCATGACAGGCTGATTACCTGCCGCACCATCACGCTTCCACAAAGCGATATCAATTGTCTCGCCTTCTTTGATGTCCCGATGTGCAACTACCTTTCCGCTAAGGATTGGCCCACTGCCGCCTTTGTCGTTCTTCCAAAGGCTTACTTTTCCTCGGTTGTCATACTCCATACATACTTCCTATTTTTGCAAAGTTTAAGGTTAAATCTTCCAGAAGTTTTTCAATTGCCGCTGAAAGCCCAGCAATAAACTCATCGTCCCGTTTTACTTCCATTATTAAATTCGGAAGTTCTGGGTGGTAACTCATAAAATAATAGCGATCAAAGTCCATTAGCCACATCGTTCCTTGAACCTGAGCGTAATACTCGCTAGGCATGGTTCCGTTGTTGGCGTAATCGACTAGATACTTAACGTGAACAGGATGACTTGGGCATTTAATCTCCAACCCAACCCCGTCCACCAACCGATCAGGGCTGCAACCAACTGTTTCATCATCGTTGGTTACAAACCCAATTTCTCGGCAGGTTAAATCTGTCTGGAACTCAAAGACGTTCGCAGCCTCTGGTTCTAAGTCGTTACCACGTTGCATCCACTGAGACTTAAAGGTTTCGATCCGTTTACCGCTTAACCGTTCCGCTAATAGCTCGTGCATGTACTTCTCACCGCTCGCAGAAGCCTTGCCTTTAGGTGTCACAATGTCCTTGAACTTACTTGCTGACGGCATACCTAATCGGAGATCAAACCACGCTTGAGTGCCTTGCTCTACGTTGTGGATCTTCATTTGATTTGCTTCTGCTTCTTAGCTTGAAGCTGCTTGACGGCTCGGGCGTATTGATCCTCGCTCAATTGTTTCAGATCAGACACATTGTAAATCTCAAGAAACTTAGCCTTGCTTGATTTAGTAGAATCGATCATTGCATCAATGTGAGCGGCCTTTTGATCACTGATGTTCTCAATCCCAATAGTTAGATCTTGAGCGTCAGTATCTTCATCGGCACAAATGGCCCACATAGACTGACTTTGGTATCTTTTGAGATAGGTTGAGATAGACCCAAGATCTTGGATCGGGTTTTTACTGCTAGTCGATAAAGCCACACTAGCAACTTGACGGATCCATTGACCGCTTGAATGCGTGATCTGTGACGTAACGGCTACCCTGTCCCCATACGCCTCTACGCCCTGAATGAACGTCAAACCGTTAGCAGAAGCCACTGGTCGGATACAGTTCAAAACAGCCGTTAGATCAGCGTATTCGTTCTTGAAGAATGCGTTCTTGGTGTTCTTGCCAGGGTTGCGAATTTCGCCTTGGGCTTTACTGAGTGCAGCAGAGATTTCTGCTATGTTTTCGGATTGTTCCATCGTCTTCCTCCATACAAATCATGATTGGAGGTAAGATTTTAACGGTTATGATGAATAAGTCAACAAACGGAATGATTAATTTACTATAGAAAGATGGTATGCTGTACGGATTCTCGTGCTTCCTCCGCACATGGCCCCTTCGGGGGCCTTTTTTAATACACCCAAATAACCCTGGCAGTAGTCCTAGTATCTACATGGACAAATCCTTTTGCCACGCCGATTCCACTGAATCCGAGCTTAATAGCTGCGGCAACCAGAAGATAACGCTGAACCCCACCGCTAACAGCAATATCAGCAGCGCGGCCTGTCGTATGCTGTCCAGGTACTGCTTTCTTGGCTTCGATGCTATGACGAGGAGACCGATAACCAGACGTAATGACAAAAGGAAACCCAGCTTCAAAACGTAATGAGTCCAGCGCGTGAACAAATTCTTCTGAGATCTCATTTTCACCAGTCTCCTGACAAGTAAATTCCTCTAGCTTGAAATATTTAAACATCGTTTAAACCTAATTCTTCTTTTTCTGGCGCGTATTTCTGCGCCATTGGAACACTTTAATGCGCTTTATTTATCTTTAGCCTTGAAAATGTTCAGAGCTAGGATGTCAATGACCTTGTACATCTTTGACCAGACCTTTCCTAACTTGGAAACCATCTCGTCATCTTTAGGAGTAGGAGTCATAGCGGCCAGCGTAGAAGCGCAAGCAATGATCACTGGAACCATATCTAAATATGCAAAAATACCCATAGTTATTTCCTTATTAGTTCGTTTATAGCTTTCCACGCCTCAACCATCTTTTGTTCCAAAACCTCCAAACGGTTTAGGATCTTACCGATGGTTAAAACTAGGATGAAGATCCCAGCAGCGATAGGCCATCCAGAAACGATAACTTCCCAGACTTCCATCAGACATCTCGGTTAAACATTTTCTGAACCGTAGGAGACTCCCAGATGCGGATGGATAACCAGACGATAGTTAAAGCAGATGCAAGCGGCGGAAGCCAACCAGCCATTGTTGCAACGGTTCCCGAAACTGCTAGACCGTCAATAACTGTCTTGGCTTCTTCTTGCATGATTCACCTATTCATCTACTGGCTCAAAGACTGGTTCTTTAAGCGACTTGCTCAACATTTCAACAAAGGCTTGTCGGCCTACGTTGAGTTGATCTAAATTGAATTGAGTTGACCTCACTTTACGATCTAAATCGCTAATGTGATTAACCATTGTTTGTTGTTCTGGACTCATATCTTCCAGAGTGTATTCTACACCGTCTACTGAAATTGGCGTTGTTTTTTTCTCAGCCATTGTATTTCTCCTTTTTTTAGTTTACCACGGTACTCCTGATGCCTGAGTTGGGTTCTTCTGAAGGTCAATGTTAGCCGCCAGTGATGCTTCAATAGCGTCCTTGTCAACACCTGAGTCAAAGCACCATGACAGCGCCAACTCCTCAGAAATGCTGTTGTAATCCACCCAATCGGAGCTGGATGGATCTGGTGTAAAGCCAGCAGTGCCGTAGTTGGTCGCTGAGAAATCACCGTCAGTTGCCGTAGCTCGCCAGTGACATACGACTACGCCACCGTCTGCAAGCGTTCTTTCCATTTGGCTGATTTGCCATACTGTTGCCATGTTGTTTCTCCTGTTAAATTGCTGCGATGATGAAGGCTAAAAGTTCGTGATAACGCACACCCATGCGGCTACGTTCTTCACCAGTTTCTTCATCAGTCCATGCCGAGTTAATAAACATCGCGTAGCGTCCAGCATCTAAACCTTCGGCTTCAAAAGCAGCCTGTAGGTCTTGTGCAATGATTCCAAAGTGTGTACGAGCTTCGTCACCTTTTTCAGCTACTGAAGATTTCCAGCGGAACTTGCGCAGTAAGCCTTTAGCGGCTACAGCGACACGTTGCTCTGCGTCAGAAAGCTCTTCAATGTCTTGCTTCTCGTTGCGGTCAGAGGTCTGGATTGTTCCGTTAGTGGCGTAGATGTCATCCCAACGATATGTTCCAGAACCAATATCATTTGTATTATCAACTCGGTTTTGTGCACCATTTGTTGGTTGTAACGCTGTTCCTTGAAAAGTAATGCCAGAGTTTTCAGAAAGTGTGCCTATGTACAAGGCGCTGTTTATAGTACCAATACTACCTACGAGTGCGCTGTCCTTATAGAACCTCGCGATATCGCCGTCAGTGGTCAGTCGGTTTAGTGCAAGAGGATTGTCGGACGCTGCTGTGGCTAGGATCTGATCATTAGCCATCAACCCAATACCAGCCAAGCTGAAACTGGTAGCAGTCTTACCCACCAGCAAGTTGCCTGACGTATCAAACCTTCCACACTCTGCACCCGCCGAAATAAGTCTTAAATAAGCAGTACCACCTCCACCAATAACACATCTATTTTCACCACCGTCATAGCTTATAAAACCAAAATTGTTGGTGTTATCAGAATCTCTTAAATAAATAGCAGCCCCAGTTGAGCTTTGTAAATCTAATGCTTTACCGTAGTTATAGGTGTCGCTTGGTGTACTCGTACCAATCCCCACGCTGCCATCACCGCTAAAAGAAATAATGTCATCAACCCAATAAGAATCCAAAGTTATAGCATTGCCTGTCGAACCTGATCCTGCAAAGTTTCCATTTATACTAAACGCTTGGTTTATACCATCTTCTGTAATTGTTATTATGTCTTGGTCGTCAGAAGCGGGTGCTTTAATTGTTAAAACGCCAAGACTGTTTGAGGTTCCGATTGAAACGTTCCCGCTGGCATCGATGCGCATGCGATAGGCAGAAGCATCATAGTCGTAAAAGTCTAAACTACCCGTTGTGCCTGTAGCCATTGCCCATTTACGGCCACCAGTACCTGTAGAAGCAAGAATCACTCTTGAACTTGTTGCCGCACTTAACTCAACGTTTGAACCATCAGAAGTAGTTAAACTCGTAGTACCAATACCCAAAGACTCCGCCGAAGCATCCCAGAAAAGACTTTGACTTGTGCCCCCCGTATTGTAGAAGCTGATGTCGCCGTTGGCGTCTAGATTTAAAGATTTGCTACCACCAGTGTGTATGGAAAATTCATTACCTATATTATTATTGACTATACTAAAATAACCATAACTAGTGCTGTTTGAGGCGTTGTAAGCAAGAGTTAATTGGTCAGCAACTGCCTTGGTAATTGTACCTTGTCCATCTACAGTCAACCCATCCGCCGTGACCGAACCCGTGACATCAATGCCTGTGGCGGCGGTGGATAAAGAGACACCATTGTCGTAATACAATGAGGCAGCGCCGTTATCGTTAAACACTGCGAAAGTTTCATTGCCTGCTGGATTAGTTAGCCTAATTGCAGAACTTCCTTGAATGTATAAGTCACCCGTTCCTGAGTCGGTAATAAATGAAACAGAGCCATCATGCCCTATCTGTAGGTCGCTGCCAGCGCCGAAGATGGCTTTGCTGTTGTCTGGGAATTCCAAACCATTCGCAGTGATAGAGGCTTTAGTCGTGCCAGCCTTCTGAAGCAGCAGATCACCGATACCAGCCTGATTGATGATTGACTGGGTGGAAGTGTGAACCATTGTCAAATCTTGGCTGTTACCCAGACGGATGAATTCATTGTCGCCAAGGTCTACTTGATCGACGTTGATCTGATCCATTCTGACCTTAACATTCCCGCCTGACCTCACCACCAACAGATAATCTGATGCCAGTAAGCTTCCACCATCACTTAACTCTGAAATTTTAGACACGGTTAATCTCCTTTATTCGGGCATTTTACGGCAAAATCGGCCAATCTTCATCGGTTAAATTAGGCCAGTTTTCATGGCTTGTTATGTCTCGCAAGGACTGTCGATAATCTTTGTAATCTTGTTTCTTGCTGGCACTAAGTTGGGAATCCTCAACTTGAGTCCAATCAGTTTCAGATAAAAGCTCATTCCTTGTCTGCCGATTCTCTGTTGCAAAGTCATAGTCAAACGGTTCAAGATAGTATTCTAAGTGATCGTCAACTAGCCTTAGTTTTTTGTGGAACGCCCTGAAATCATACTCAAGCACTTCATCAATGACTTCTAGCCAATCACCACTTGTCGGCTTAGATTGCGGCCCAGCTATTAATTCCCCGTTTTCCCATTTCGCAAACATTATCTGATACCTTCAATAAAACAGGTTCTTTCTCGGACATAATCAAGTGCCGTTGACCCATCTGGGGTTATTCCG